GGTCACCGGCTCGATGCTGGAGCCGGCTCGCCCAGGTCACCGGCTCGATGCTGGGGCCGGCTCGCCCAGGTCACCGGCTCGATGCTGGGGCCGGCTCGCCCAGGTGATCGATGCCGCCGGCCGCCACGTTTCATGGTGGTTTCGGGATCCGGCGGGGGGCGGGGGGGGCGGGGAAGTTGGCCGCCCCCCTCGGCAGACCGCACGCCAACGCCTCGCACCCGATCACGGGTTTGAGAAAAAAAGACCTCGTGCGCACGCGAGGCAAACGCGCGCGCACGCGTTTCTCGTGGGTTTCTCGTAGGCTTCTTGTGGGTTCCTGGCGCGCACGGGAAACTCCCCAGGTTCCGGCGACTCCTCGCGCCGGATTATGTGCTTCTGTATCCTAGGGATAGTAGGAGCATTGTCAATGCGCCGAGGACCGCCCCCGCAGCCCAAGCACGTTCTGGCTATGAAGGGGTCATGGCGCGCCGACCACCGCGAGGAACTGGGCGAGTTCTACGAAAAACTGCCGGAGCCGCCAGAGTTTGTCCGCGAGCGGGCCGGCGAGTTCTTCCGCGAAGCCTGCAGGCACCTGGACGCGATGGGCGTGCTGGCGAAGACGGACAAGCACGCCGTCCTCCGATACGCCGTCACGCTGGACCGCTGGTATTCGGCCGAAGAAGAACTGTCCAAGTCAGCAATCCATTTTCACTCCATGACGGGCCGCCAGGGCGAGGAGAAGGCAGCGAAGCCTTCCCCGTTCTTTGCGCAGTCTGCAGCCTGTCACGAGCAGTTGCGGCAGTTGGAGTCGGTTCTTGGGTTCACGCCCGCCGACAGGACGCGCCTAGGAATGGCAATCGTCGACCGTCAGGCCAAGTCGGCAGACCCGATGCAGGCGCTGCTGGCCGGTGGTTGACATACGCGATTTCATCTCGTGCCTGCGGCACGCGCGCGGCGAGTTTGCCGGCAAGCCGTTTGAACTGTTTCCGTGGCAGGCAGAATACCTGCACAAACTGTTCAACACGCGGCGCCATGACGGCCTGCGGCAATACAGGTCGAGCCTGCTCGCCATTCCTCGCAAAAACGGAAAGACGCAACTCTGCGCAGCCATCGGGCTGTATATGTTGTTCTGCGACGACATCGGCGCAGAAGTGATCGTCGCGGCCGGCGACCGCCAGCAGGCGGCCCTCCTCCATGACGCCGCCAAGCAGATGGTCGAGAGCAACGAGACCCTGCTCTCTCGCTGCAAGTTGTACCGGAACAGCATCGCTGTCCCCGGCACCAACGCGGTCATGAAGACCATTTCCAGCGAGGCGGCCACCAAGCACGGCTACAACCCGTCGTGCATCCTGGTGGACGAATACCATGTCCAAAAAGACCGGGAACTGGTCGACGTCCTAGAAACGGCAACCGGCGCCAGACGCCAGCCGCTGACCATTTTCTTGACGACGGCCGGATACGACAGGCAGTCGCCATGCTTCAAGACCTGGGAGCGGGCCGAGAAAATCCGCGACGGCCTTCTGGCCGACGAAACATTCCTGCCCTGCATCTACGCCGCCGCGCAGGACGCCGACCCGTTCGACCCAGCAACGTGGCGCGCTGCCAATCCAAACTTCGGCGTGACCATCAAAGAGGACTATTTTGCGCAGATGGCATCAAAGGCGCGCGAGTCAACGAGCGACGAGATGACCTTTCGGCGGCTCCATCTGAACCAGTGGACGGCATCGGAGGAAAAGTTCTTTCGGCACGGTGTTTTTGAGTCCTGCAGCAGCGCGCTGCGGCCGACGGCAGGCAAGCCGTGCTACTGCGGGCTCGATCTCGCCAGCACCTATGACACGACGGCGTTCGTTGCCATCTGGCCAGACGAAGACGGCAGCGTCGATGTTCAGGCGAAGTTCTGGATTCCTGGAGACAACGCCAGCAAGCGCGAGAAGGCTGACAGAGTGCCGTATGGCCAATGGGCCAAGGATGGTTTTGTTAGACTAACTGATGGAGACATAACGGATTACGACGAAATTCGGGATTACATTCTCGAGTTTTGCGAGAAAAACTGGGTCAAGGGTGTGGCGGTTGACCGCTGGAACGCGGTACACCTCATGACGCAACTCTCGGCCGAAGGGGTCACAGTCCACCCGTTCGGCCAGGGTTTTGGCCCGATGAACGCGCCGACCCGCCTGCTCGAAAACCTTGCAACATCCGGCAGGCTGCGACACGGCGGAAACCCGGTATTGATGTGGCAGGCCAGCAACGTGCAAGTGAAGACGAATGACGAAGGTCTCATCAAGCCCGTCAAAAAGTCGTCTCACGACATCGGCCGCATCGACGGCATCGTCGCCCTGTGCATGGCCCTCTCTCTCGCCAGCGGCGAAGTTCACGGGCCGCAGGTAGAACCCGAAATCCTGGTGCTGTAGTGGAACCACAGACTTCCGTCATCGACGACATTCTCGAAGTTCGCAGCGGCCTTTCGCGTGTCTTCGAGGAAATCTCCGAGAGCAAGAAGACTGTTGCCGGAATCCATGTTTCGCCGGAAACGTCCCTGCAGTGCAGCGCTGTCCTCGCCTGCGTTCGGGTGGTGTCAGAGTCGGTGGCCTCGCTCCCATTCTCGCTCTATCGCCGGCTGATCGCCGGCGGAAAGGAGATCGCCGACGGGATGCCGCTGCACAAGATTCTGTCGGAGCAGCCGAACTCGTGGATGACGAGTTTCGAGTTTCGGGAACTGATGCAGTCCTGGTGTATGCTCTGGGGCGCAGCCTACGCCGAGATTCGCCCCGGCCGCCTTGGGTCTGTCACGGAACTCTGGCCGCTCCATCCGAGCCGCATGACGGTCGAGCGAATCAAGAACGGCCGCCTGCGGTTCCTGTACCAAGAGCCAGACAAGGCCACGCCGACCATCTACTCGCAGGATCAGATCTTCCGAATCCCGTGGATGACGCAGGACGGCGTCAACTGCTACATCCCGACGACGCTCTCCCGAGAGGCAATCGCTCTCGCAAGGGCTACAGAACTACACAGCGGCGCATACTTTGGCAACGGCGCGAAGCCGGGGATCGTGCTGGAGTCCGATCAGCCGCTCAAGCCCGAGACAGCGCAGCGGCTGCGGCAGTCGTGGGACGACATTCATGGCCGCGGCCCGCAGAACAGCAGCAAAACGGCGGTCCTGCCGCACGGCATCAAACTCAAGGAACTCTCCGGAACCAACGAGTCCAGCCAACTCATCGAGACTCGCCGCTACCAAGTCGAGGACATCGCCCGCGCCTATCGGGTGCCGGTCTACATGATTGGCGACCTGACGAAGAGTTCGTACTCCTCGGTGGAGCAGCAGGGCCTGGATTTCGTGACCTTCACCCTGGTCCCGTGGCTGCGCCGCTGGGAGGGCGCCGTCCGCCGCGACCTCATTGCCGACGACGACAACTACTTTGCCGAGTTCGACGTCCGTGGCCTGCTTCGCGGCGACAACGCCGGCCGCGCTCAGTATTACCGCGAACTGTGGAACCTCGGAGTTTTGTCGATCAACGAGATCAGATCCAGCGAAGGCATGAACCCCATCGAACACGGCGACAAGCGGTTCGTGCAGGTCAATATGGCGCTGCTGGAGTCGTTCGTCGTTCAGCCGCCGACAGAAGAGGCGCCGGTCTCCGCCGAGGATCCGGGGCCGGCCGAGGAGGCGCCGGTCGCCGCCGAGGAGCCGGCGATGGACGCAGCCCGATCGGCCGCCGGGGTCCTGTTCAAGCAGACCCTGCGGAAACTGGCGGCGATCGAGGCGGACGGGATTCGCGAACGGCGAACGAAGCCGGCCAAGTTGGCGGCGTGGCTGGAGGCGCACGAGAAGCGCATGAGGACGGAACTGTGCGACGCCGCACAGGCTACCGGGCTACAGATTGACGAGTTCGCGGCAGGCTGGATGAACGAGACGCGAGATTTGCTCCTGGAGTGTCATCGCAGCGGCCGCCCCTACGAGGAGGTTCTTGAGACATGGACGGACAGAGTCGAGAAGACATTGAGCGACGGCTGATCGAGGCCGACACGGCCATCGAGCGCTGCCTCTGCGACAAGACCGGCAAGAAGAAGACCGTCATCCGCGGCTATGCGGCATTATTTTCCAGTGACTCGCAGGACTTGGGCGGGTTTGTGGAGCGGATTCTCCCAGGAGCCTTTGACAATGTCATAAAGCGCGGAACCGACGTCGTTGCCCTCTACAACCATGAGCCGATGTTCCTCCTTGGCCGCGAGTCGGCCGGAACTCTTCGTCTCTCCGTCGACGAGCGTGGTCTGCGCTACGAGATCGACGCTCCTGAAAGCCGCGCTGACGTCGTGGAGGCTATTGAGCGTGGTGACGTCCGAGGATCGTCCTTCGCCTTCAAAGTGAAAGGCGCTGGCGAGAAGTGGACGCGGATGGCCGACGGCCGCCAACTCCGAGAAATCGTCGACTTCGACGGTTTGTTCGACGTCGGCCCGGTCCTGCGGCCGGCCTACCCAGCGACCGAGACGTTCGTCAGCCGCCGTGCGATGGAGATGGCGAAGCGGGCCATGTACGCCGCGGGCGACTTCGTGGCCTGGGATGGCGGCGTAGGACGCATCGAGTACGTCATGGCTGAAGGCACGATTGGCGACTACTCCGAGGGGCCGATCGAGGCCACGCCGGAGGACCCGGCCGCCCTGGTCCGTAAGTACGACTTCGAGGACGGCGTTTGGGAAGAGTCTGACTACTTCGTCGCCAAGAAGATGAGCGAACTGGTGTCCGCCAGCAACATCATGGGCGAGGCTCCGGCGTTCATCGACCAGCGGGCTGTCGGCCTCAAGCCAACGGCCGGCATGGCCGCCGCCGCCAAGCGTGGCCTGCGGCTGCACGAGGAAGGCAAGTCTGGCGACGGCCTGAAGCCCGAGACCGTGGCCCGAGCCAACAAGATCGCCCGCCGGGAAGAACTCACAGACGACCATGTCCGCGAGATGAACGCGTGGTTCGCGCGGCACGAGAAGGCGAGCAAGTCGCCTGGGTGGGACAAGGCCGGCGAGGAGAAGCCGGGATTCGTGGCATGGCTCCTCTGGGGCGGCACGCCGGCGAAGAACTGGTCTGCCCGCAAGGTGGCGGCAATGGAGTCGGCCGACCGCGCCGAGCCGGAGGCGGAGGTCGAAGCCCGCGCAGAAGAAGACGCGATGGAGTCTTTGTCGCCGGCCAACTTCGCGCTCTACGAGGCCATTGAGCAGATCGCAGTCGACAACGGCCAGTGGCCGCAGGAAGGCCCGGACGGCGCACACTACATGACCGAGAACCCGTTCGCCGAACGGGGCATGAAGTGCCAGAACTGCGTGTTCTGGAATGAAGGCGGCTCGTGCGACGTCGTGGAGGGGCAGATCGACCCGAACGCCGTCTGCAAACTCTGGGTGATTCCAGAGGAGCGGCTCGCGCAGCCTGCGAAGCGCAGCGTGGATCCGGCGGCCGAGGCGGCCCGCCTCAAGGCCAAGGCACTGGAGACCGCGGCTCATGGATCCGCTCGCTGAACTGCGGGCCGCCCTTGAGCGGCTCGCCGAGTTTCGCCGCCGCGCAGGCGGGCCTCGAAAGCAGAAGAAGGTCAAGGTCGCCAACCGCCGGCCTGCCAAGATGGGCGCGTCGGCCGGGTGCGGGACCGGGGCCGGCGGCTTCAAGGCCGGCAACAACTGCGCCATCGAAGACGGCATCCCCCGCAAGCCGCTCTCGCAGGGCGGCGCGTTGAAGAGCGCGAACGCCAAGGACGACCTCGCCCGCGCCAAGGCGATGCGCGAAAAGGCCGCCGCCAAGAAGGCCAAGAAAGAAGCCGCCGACAAGGCCAAGTCCGAGGCCACGCGGCCGCAGCGCGAGGCCGCCCGCCTGGAGCGAAAAAAAAGCGCAGAGAAGCAGAAGCGCATCGGCGAACTGCGCCGCACGGCCGCCGAGCGCAAGGCCCAGAAGGGCGAGCGCGACGCCGCGGAGAAGCAGTCCGCCGCCGAGGCCGCCGCGGCGAAGAAAGCGGCCATGCTGCAGAAGATCCGCATCAAGAAGGCGAACGAGCAACTCAAGGTTATTGAGAAGCCTGCGGATCGGTTCTCTGGGCAAGTCGACGAGTCAATCAAGAAACTGCCCGGAGAGACACAAGTTGACTTTGCCAAGCGGCGCATCGACGCCGACATGAAGCGCCTTCACGAAGAGATGGACGCCCTTGAGACACGCCTAGCAAGCGAGCGAATGGCACTCCTGCAGAAAAAAATCGACCTAGACGAAGCGGCCGCAAACGCACAAAGGCAGAAGCAAGCCTACGCGCAGAAGATCATCGGAACTGACAGGCATCCAAGAAACCCAACAAAGGACGAGACCAAAGAATACGACCGCTTGTCAGGCGAATTGACAAAGGCGATGAAGGAGCGAGAGGAAAACCTCAAGCGCCTGGACTTGCTAGAAAAGAAATACAACGACGAAGCGCACGAACTCATTAGCGATTTTGTCAAGTCGCATAACGGTGGGAGTTTGTCGAAGTTTGACACTGACGCGCAGTTTGCGAACCCAGACCATATCGAGAAGACAAGGTCGATGTTTGCAAAACAGTTCAAGGATAACGCCAAGGAGGCGTGGTCTTTCTTGAGCAAGGTGTCCTCGCCGATTCACCAGCAGAAGGGAAGCGACGTCAAGGTCAAACTCGACACAGATGCTGGCGGGGCAGACTACGACGACATTGCGCAGGTCGCGCGGCACGGCACGCTCGGAAGCAACGGAAACTATCACACCAGCGCCGCCGTGATCGTCCACGAAGTCGCGCACGGGCTGCATTACGGCCCTCGCGCTCCCAGGCTTTTCGACCAGCAGGGGAGGCCGATGCCCGACGCGCAAGAAAAGGGCATAGAATGGATGAACGCTCCTGGCTACAGGGCCAGGTTGGCTATCAAGGAGGACTACGACGCACGGGTCGCGAAACTGCGGGCTGAAAACAATGGAGAACTAGAGAACGTCGTGTACCATCCAGAGCGACAGAACTACAGGCTTTGGGTTCCGAAGGGGCAGCATCGCAGGCCGAGGGATGAGAGTTATCTTGGATATGCGAATCAGTATGCGGACTCGGAAAATGGAAACGAGACCGGGGCCACAGAGGTGATTTCGGTTGGTGTCGAGCAAATGTTTCGCAGCGCCAGGCGATTTCGCTCGTCTCACGGGTCACACTTCGACCTGACTCTCCTGTTTCTGGCCGGGAGGCTTCACTGATGCAGCCGGAAGAAGGGACGCCGAGAATCGTCGGCGACAACTGGGTGCTGTGGGTCGTGGACGGCCGCCTCGGCTGGTATCACGACGGCTGGGATTTCACGGCCTACAACATGGTCAACGCCGAGTTTCCGACCGAGCGGCTCGTCGCCGAGTACGACGAGCAGCACATCATCACTTGGGGGACCCGCTTCGGCCCGCTGTGGGAAGACGTTCTTGAGTTCCTGCACAAGTGGGGCATCAAGGCCGAAGGCGTGAACATTCCGAAAATGGATGGCGAGCGCGGCCCATACGACGAAACGAACAGGCCGCCCCCCGACTGACTTGCACGTCTACGCGTCCACACGCTAGGCTACAGAGAGACATAACCGCTCCGCGATGGATTTCGCGGAGAGCAGTGCGAGCGACTTGAGGATTCTTGTCGCGGCGTGCTTGCGGGATACCCCGCCAGCCGCCGCTTTTGCGTTTGGCTGGCTCAAAAAAGGAGCAACAGCCAAATGGCTTCCAACCTCAAGCGTCTTCAGGACCGTGCCGCGGCGATCGCCGCCCGCCTCAACGAACTCGCCGACTGCGAGGAGCGTTCCGAGGAGCAGACCGTCGAACTCCGTCGCCTGACGGACGAGGCCGACAAGGTCAAGTCGGACCTGGAGTTTGAGCAGAAGTTGGCCGCCAAGGAGGCGGAACTGCGTTCGGTCGTGGAGCGGGCCGCTCCCGCCCCGGCGGCTGTCGCCGCCCCGGCCGAGGAGCCGAAGAAGGTCGAGATCCGGGCCATCAACCCGCATCACACGACCCTGCGGGCCTTCAACGACGGCCCAGACGCCGTCGAGAGCGCCTACCGCTGCGGCCGCTGGCTGCGGGCGACGGTGTTCCGCAACCAGGAAGACCTCCGGTGGTGCCGTGACCACGGCGTCGAGAGCCGCGCCCTCAACGAGGGCAGCAACTCGGCCGGCGGTGCGCTGGTTCCCGAGGAGTTCGCCAACCGCGT